CTCGCGGCATTTCTCTTCCGCTGCTCTAAACTTGGAAAAAGCTTCGGCTTCCCTATCGTACCCTAAGTCCATAAACTCCTGTTTCTCAACAAGAGCCTGGATCTGTCGGGCATACAGGTAGTCCTCTGCCTGATCCTTGTCCAACGCGGTTGGGTCGACTTTCGTCTCCAACAAGTCGCGATAGGCACCCGCTTGAACGAGAGCGTTAAACCGCTCACTCAACGGGCCTCCCAGAGCAGCACATTCTTTCGAAAGCTCCCGGATAAGGGACAGGGTCTCCCCTAATCCCTTCGTTTCCTCAAATGCGAACATGGACCCCTCCTTATAGGGTTCACGGGCATTACCCCTCTAGGATCCAACCTAGTTCGGGGAGATAAGGCTAATAAACGCCTGAGTCACGGGCAACGTGGAGTTTTTCCACGCGTCCGCGGCGGCATTGTTCGCCAGAGTGCCGGTATTGGTGGTGCTGGATGCACCTTGGACAATACCACACAGCATCCGCAGCAAATTCGCCCTGTCCGCGATCGTCGATCGCGCTGGGGCAAACATGGTGACCAAACCGACCATCGCATACGCGACGGCTGGCGGGGCCACGTAACCTGCGGACGTTCCTGAGGCGCCAAGAGTCTCCATCACGGGGACCTCTAGCTTCGCTGTGGCCTTGTAGTCACCCGACTTGACCTTCTCGATTGAGAAAGTCAGTCTCGGTTGACCGTCAACCGGTACGTTACTGACAGCCGCCCGCCAAAACGGGAAAGGGCTATCCGTGATCGGTTGCAAGGTGAACTCTGTCGGAGTTCCATCGTCTTTGACGAGAAGATTCGTCATTGCGCCCATTATTGGGGCTCCTTCGTTAAGTTACATAACGTGGCTACAACTGGGAGGGCTCTTTAGCCCACCCCGAGGAGATATCTAACCGAGTCGTTGGTGTATAAGCGCCACCGCGTTCAGCAAGCGTTTGGGCGATAAAGCCCTAGGCAAACTGTTGAACGTTGGCGCTGGGACGCTGAGCTGGGACGAGACAGTTCGTGAATACACGAACCGAAGGTCTTTCCTCTTAGTAGAGGAATATATGACCCAGGTCTGATTTGTGGGAAAATTATTCCCAGGTTTGACCTGACCTCGCTTTCCAGATCCTCTCTCAATAGTTAAGAACCTACCCACCAGCTTCGGGATTACTCCCCAGGCTGATAAATAGGAGCCGACTGGAACAAACCAATCTACTACGAAAGAGTAAGGGACGACTTCCCATGCTATAGCAGCAGGGTTAACCAAGCCTAAAGAACGCTGTAAGGATAAGTCCTCGGATAGCTCAGCAATGAGCCTCTTAGAGAACTGCCAATGAGCGTCGGCGTGGTAGCTGGCCGGACTATCCGTCTGGTCAACTGTCTTCCTCTTAGCACCCGAGCCTACAGAGAACCTCAACACCCGAGGACCAGTTATTGCCTGCAGAGCCTTAGCGGCTTCGTAGGATTGACTGATCAAGGGCATAAAGGCGTACTGTGTCTCGAGCCACCTTCCCGAGAGGTCCTTCGCATTGAGCTGACGGAGATTAACTCCGCGTGCTCTTGCGCCTGGACTTCTTCCACTACCCAAGCTCCGTAAAGCACCGGCAAGATTGCCATGCTTGAGAGCCAGGAGAGCAGACCCGATAGACCGTAAATTTCCCACGATCGTGCCATAAGTTTTACTGGCCTCAGCAATATTTATGCCAAGGTCAAAGGAGTGACCCCTAACGGTCTCCGCGAGCTTATTCAGCAAGCGGAGCTCGTCGTTGTTACTCCAACCTACGACAGCTTTGACTCCGGCCAGGCTATGTCCCTCTAAAGGCGCTACGTAGCGTCCTGGAGGGGCTGAACCCTGAGTCATTCTCACGTGAGTTAAAGTGTAGTTGTTCCACTTGGTTCGGATCCCTCCGTTCCAAGGTTCGGTTTTCCCATCCTGGCCTGCCCAACTTTTTAGGGCATAAAAAGAGCCAGAACCGTAATCGCCGATGGACCAGCTACCGGTCGTCATAACCGGGAAGAAGGCTTAGCCAGTTAAGGCGCTGCCTTCCTTGACAAACACGGTTTCGAGGAGCCTCAGTAGGATACTGATTGCGTTTTCCTGGAGCTCTGAAGTACTGGTAAAAAAGCCAGTACGCAGAAGCGTCCAGAATACTGCCATTAGGCAGAGCCATCTCAACCACCTCAATGCCCGTTTCCGGGAAAAGGTCAGGTTGCTGCGGCACACGATAGTTATCCATAGAGGTTTCCTCATAGCGTGCAGTCCCTGTTATATGCGTCAACTGACGGCTAGGTGACTAACCTAGCGACGTGCCCCCCACCTGGG